TGATGCCTTCGGGTTGTGCGCTACGCAGGGCAGACGGTACTGGACTAATGCCGCTAATGTTGGCGTATTTGCCATCTTCCGAGTGCGTGATATTAACCATGCAGAACTTTCCTAGCAAGCCTTTAAGGTCAAAGTTTTTGCGGTCCTCGGCAGTCATTTTTTTACCTGACCATGCCTCTAAATCTTGGCGTAATCTAGCTTGGTCACCTAAAGACACGGTATAGCGTTTAGAAACAATTAGCGGCTTGCCGTCATCGGTTTTGAGTGGTTCGCCAGCATCGTCATCGCCATGCAATTCCCAAGTAAATACGACCTTGTGCATAATTTTAGTTTCGCCCTTCCATTCCGTAGCTTGGTGGCCCAAGTCAATAATGGAATACAAACGGGCAATATGGTTGCCAGCAGGGGCAATCTTAAAATCTTTTTGGGTATCAGTAATAATCATTTTTTTTATCCTTAAAATGGCAATTCGTTGTTGGTGCGAAATACAAAAATAGTGTCGGTAGCTTTATCAACAATAGTTGAGCAAGCCCCGTTACCCCAGCGTTTGCTAGTCCAAGCGGCAATACTGCTACGCATAGATTCAATGTCGTAATCTTTGCATCGCACTTCTGCAGATTCATCGGCCTTTAAATGCTCAATCAAAGGCACAAAAAAGTTAGTCAAAGTACCCATTGGGTATTTCAACGCCCTACGGGTCTTGCGCTCTACTACATTGAGGTTGCCGTGTTTAGTGCCGCTGCTATCAACAATCGCAAATTGCACCTTACAAGCGTTAAGCATAGAAATTATTTTGGGCAATGAAGCCCGTTCAAGGTTATTCATTTGTTTGCTCCAAAAATTTTGCCAAAGTCGTTAACAATGTCACGAATGACAGGATTTACACGGTTATTACGGGGAAAGCCACAGCAATGGCGTAGTAGGTCGATTTGACGCTCGGTAAGAAAAACTCCATCTTCGAGGTCTTTAAAAACTTCATCCAACTCAAATTCCATTTGAACTTGGTCGGCTAACTGCTGGTCATAATCACTCATTTTTTACTCTTTCTCACCCGACTGGGTAGTTATCACGGCACATACCGTACGACAATGTTAAGCCATCTTAAACAAAAACACAAGAACTATTTACAAATATGTTGTAAAAATGTTAAGATAACTAAAGTATGAATTCAACTGCAATCATAAAAATCCTTGGCGGCCCTACTCGTATATCAAAAATGGTAGGCACTTCCGTAGCTGCCGTATCAATGTGGCAAAAAAGCAACATCCCGCACGACAAATTGATTTTTTTAGCAGCAACCCTAGAAAAAGAATCGCAAGGTTTAATTAGCCGCAAAACGCTTTTTCCAAATAATTACAAAACAATTTGGCCTGAATTGGAATAATGGTGCATAATTGCCACTAAGCGGAGTGAGATCTGCGGATAACTAGGCTAGTGACCAAGACCCTTTTGGGTTGTTCTGAGTGTTTACTAAATGACTACTAGCCCATTTATTAAGCAATCTCACCTTAGAGCAACCCAAAGGGGTTTTTCTATTTCTGCTTCGTACTTCTCACGATAGCAATGGGGTTACATCGCCCGCTGGAAAGAAAAGATGGGCTGGTTTACACCTGATCGCAAGCCCCGCTGACTTAAATGGGTACAGCACAAGTTATAGAAACAATGGTGAGACAAGTTCTATAACGATTGAACATTACCTTTGGGAGCATTAGTTCAAGATCAACTTCTTGAATGGATGAAGGCTTATCACCTTTGGGCTAGCTATGTAAAAAAACAACGCATCAGGGTTTTCCTTATAAATAATACTTGCTATTGTTAAGAAAACTTAACTATAATTGTCTTACTCAATCCGAGTGAAAAAGAAAAGGAATAGAAAATGGCTTACATCAATGCACAAGAAACAGCACAAATCCGCAACGCTCTTAAGGCTGCTTTCCCAACAATCAAGTTTTCAGTCCGCAAAGAGCACAGCATGGCCCTTCATGTTGCGGTACTCAAAGGCAACTTAGACCTAGTAGACGGTCAAATCAACCAATATTACTTAGACGATACAAGCCATCCTGAGTTTTGGAAGCAGGTATTAGACATTATCAAAAACGGCTCTGACCGCAAATGGTTTGACGAATCAGACTCCATGACAGATTATTTCCATATTGCGTTTTACATCAATATGCGTGTAGGCGAGTGGAACAAACCTTACATCAACACAACCTTGAAAATGGCGGCCTAATCATGACAACCAAAAAAACCACAAAAACCACGAAACCAAAGCCGCTAACAAAGGTTCAGGAACTAGGGCGCAAAGTTTGCATCTTGGAATCTGCGCTTTACCAAGCCTATAACGACCAAGACGAAGTTTTCGGTTTGCTTTACCTTATTATTAACGAAGCAGAAAGCCCTGAACCCAATAAGTACCAGCTACGCAGGGCATTGCAAGGCTTACGCACCCTACTTATTGCCAACCAATGCAATATGATGGATTACGCTGGATTGGAGTATTAACATGAAAGACTTATTAGGTGCTTGCTTATTAGGCGCAATACTAGGCGCAATGTTTGCTTATGGCGTACCTGCTCACGCTCAAACCTATGTAATTACAAACCCGCAGGGCCAAGTTACTGGCTATATCCAGCAAAACGGCAATACGGCCAATGTATTAACGCCTAACGGTAATACGGTAGGCCAACCGTTGACGGTTTACCCCAACCAAATCGTAACACCACAAGGATCAGCGATTGGTATTCCCCAATACACCGTACCAATGACACCGCAAAGCCCACCAAACATACGGGTGCTGCAATGATTGAAACGGTAATGATTGTCTTTGCTATTGGGGTATTTGCTATATTTGCAACCCTAATGGTATTGGCTGGAATACTACTTTTTTGGATATGCAATGACTGAAAAACGCTACTGCACAAGTTGTCAGGTGATGCGCCCAGCAGACTACGGCAAAATGATTAAAACAAGTAAGGTAACACGGTGGAAATGCACCGCTTGTACTTTAAAGATTAATGAACCAAGATATAAAAGCAAGGTGACTAAATGAACAATGAACCAGTAGCGTGGAGAACGCATTATCCAAGTGGATGGGAATACAAAGACGGCAATCCACCTTTTGAATTAAAAGGAAATTCACAACTTCTCTACACCCATTCAGCAAAGACACTAACAGATGAGGAAATAGAACAAGAATGGGTTAAATCATGCCCTGATAAATTTCATACAAATTTAATCGGTTTTGCTAGAGCAATACTAAAGAAAGCGAGCGAGAAATGAACTTTGCTGATTTTTATGCGCTTTATCCTCGAAAGCAGGGGCGCAGGGCTGCCGAGAAGTCATGGGACAGGCTTACCCGTCAAGAGCAAGAAGATGCGTTCCTAGCCCTTCCTACGCATTTGGAATACTGGAAGCTAAAGCAGACCGAAAAAGACTTCATACCGCACCCAGCAACTTGGTTGAATCAAGGCCGCTGGGAAGATGAACTAGACATGGAAATCAAAAAGGCTAAAAAGCCTGAATTGCCTTGGTATTCCAGCGAAGACCTAACGAAAGCCAAAGCCCAAGAAGTCGGCTGCCCTGCTTACGCTGGCGAAGGATGGCAACAATGGCGGGCAAGGATTAGCCAAAAGATTAAGCAGTTAGATGAACAGCTATAAGCAGCGTATTGAATACTTGGCCCAATCCTACATAGCAAGAGCAAGGCGTTATAGCGATTGGAACAAGGTCAAAGATTTGATTGAGCGCAACAAAGAAACAGAAGCCGATGTTAAAAAACGCATAAAGGAAATACTTGGAAAATGACAGAATACGACCCACACGAAGCAATCAATTACATATACACACACGCACCAAAATACGCAGAGGCCAAAGGACAACTGGCCCAGCTAGAAGCATATAAATCAAGCCTGAAAGCCATTATGATGAAGAAGTCTAGTGAGCAAAGCCTTGGCGGGCAAGAGCGTGAAGCCTATTCAAGCCAAGAGTACCAAGACTTATGCGTGGCTATAGGTAAGGCTACAGAAGATGCAGAAACCCTAAAATGGCAGATTACAGCCGCTACAATGCGCTTTGACGCATGGCGTACAGAACAAGCCAGCAACCGTAACTTAGAAAAGATGACACGATGATTAACTTAGCTGAAGAATTGCTTATACTTAAATCACTTATCAAGATGTACGAAGCCGCTTTAGCTGAAAACGACAAAGTGCTTATTATGGAAATTGCAGTTGATGTTGCAGAATCAGCAGAAAAACTAGAACAGCGCAGCGTAGACAATGCCAACACTTAAATGCCCACCAAAGCCCAAAAAGAAACCTACCGAAAAATTGCTGAATTGGGATGCTCATTATGTAGGCATCAAGGTTTTGAGGGAACGCCAGCAGAACTGCATCACATTAGAAGAACTGGTAGACGAAGTAATGCCCCTGTTATCCCGCTCTGCCCATACCATCATCGGGGGTCAAATACCAGTATTCACGGAATGGGGCGTAGAAGATTTGAAGCAGAATATGATGTTACTGAAGAATCACTACTTGCTCAGACACTTGAATTAATAGGATGATCGTACTTAACTTACCCCTGCCGCCCAGCGTTAATTCTTATTGGGGATTCTCAGGGCATAGACGATTCTTGACTAAAGAAGCCAATGAATTTAAACGGGCAATAGCAGATTATGTCTTGGAATACCGAGTGCCAAAGCTGGCTAAAGCTAGGCTTGAGTTCAGCGTAACTCTGTATTTTAAAGACCGCAGAGCCAATGACATTGATAATCGGGTCAAAGCACTATGGGATGCGCTCGTAAATGCCAATGTTTTTGACGATGATTCCCAAATTGACATACTAATTGTTAATCGGGGCGAAATAAAAAAAGGTGGCGGTTGCTTGGTTTGTATTGAAATAATTGATAAAATAGAGGAAACTACCCCCATAACATAAGGATTCGTATGGAAAACTGTGCATTATTTGTAGCTACATTACTACATTCTGCGACCAATACGCATTTCTTTCATTGGTCAACTGACAGCTTTTCTAAGCACAGCGCACTTGCTGAATACTATGACGGCATTGTAGATTTAACCGATACTTTTGCCGAATCCTACATGGGCAAATACGGTAAGTTCACTAGCTTCCCAAGCGTGTACCACCAGCCTAAAGACCCAGTACGCTACATGGAATCCTTGCAAAAGTTCGTGGCAGAAGCCCGTCAAGACCTGCCGCAAGACAGCGAATTACAAAACATTATTGATGAGATTGCAGACCTTATCAACACTACGACTTATAAACTTAAGTTCTTGAAATAAAAGGATATTTATGCCACTCGATAAAAGCGGAAGTGCCGAATCAGTCGGCAAAAACATTAAAGCCGAGATGAAGGCTGGCAAGCCAAAAAAACAAGCCGTAGCCATTGCACTTAATGTTGAGCGTGACAATGCTAAAGGTGCTAGAAAAGCCACATTAGAAGAAGCCTATGGTCGTTTCTTGGGTGAGCGGGAAAAATGAGCCGCAGGGATGACATTCGTGCAGCAGTAGAAAAGCACGATAAGCCCATTGCCAAGACAACTAAAGGTAAAGGGCGTCATTATCAATCGGTAGAAGAAGGTGCAGGTATGACAGCAGCAGGTCGCAAAGCATACAACGCCAAGAACAACAGTAATTTACAAGCACCTCAGTCTAGTGGGCCAAGACACGATAGTTTCTGTGCAAGGTCAGCAGGATGGACTGGGGAAAGAGGGCAAGCAGCAAGAGCAAGGTGGAAATGCTAATGAAAGACGGACTTTACAAAAATATTCACGAAAAAAGAGCTAGGATCAAGGCGGGATCGGGCGAAAAGATGGCTACAAAGGCTTCTGAAGGCAGACCAAGCGCACAAGACTTTAAAGATGCCGCTAAGACTGCCAAGCCACAAAGCCGTAAAGAAATGATTCGTGACAAGATGAAGGATATGTAATGGTTAATCAGAAAATGGCTGATATGTTGCGTGGATTTGATCCTAGTGGGTCAGGTTACGATTACACGACAGCCTTTTCTGTTGGTATGCAGCCACAGCAAGAAGGCGGTCAAAACAAAGGCCACTACGGTTCAGTAGCTCCCACGCCCTTGCAATACCGTTTTGATTACAAATTGCCCGAAGATTCTTACATGATGCTTAAAGGATCGGCACACCCTACATTTCAGCAAGGCGTAGAGGGCGAACAAAACCGAGGCTACCAAGTAATGAAGTTTGGTGATCGCTATTTTTCAGTACCCGCAGGGTTTACCAGTAAATAAAGGATATGCAATGACACCCATTACCCCTATGAGCCGCAAATACAAAAAAGAAGATGCCATGCTTAGACCCGAGCATCAATCTACATTAGAGAAGAATCAGGCTGACCGCATTGCCCGTAGGAAGCTGATTGCTAACAAACTTAAAGACTTGGATAAAGAGGTCAAATAGTAGTAGAATTAAGCATCATTAACTAACTACTTGGTTAAATATGCAAATAAAAGAAGTCGCTGTAGATAAGCTAATTCCTTACGCAAAGAACAGCAGAACCCATAGCCCTGAACAAGTAGGGCAAATTGCCGCCAGCATCAAAGAATTTGGCTTTAGAAACCCTATATTGGTAGACGGGGTCGGCATTATTGCTGGGCATGGCAGACTAATGGCCGCCCAAAAGCTAGGGCTAGACAAAGTTCCCACAATTGACTGCTCAGATATGACTGAAAGCCAAAAGAAGGCTTATATCATCGCTGACAACAAATTGGCTTTAAATGCTGGATGGGACACCGCCATGCTGACAATCGAAATGCAAGAGCTACAAGTCGAGGGATTTGACCTTGAATTGCTGGGTTTTGACGATAAAGAGCTAAATGCCCTGCTTGAGCCTGAAATTGTGGATGGATTGACGGATGAGGACGAAGTGCCTGAACTACCGGAAGAGCCAAAGTCCAAGCTGGGCGATATATACATTCTTGGCAATCATAGGCTTATGTGTGGGGATTCCACCAGCATTGATGCCGTAGAAAAGATGATGAACGGGGATAAAGCCTCGCTGGTTGTGACCGACCCTCCTTGGAACGTTGCCTATGGCACAAACCTTGCCAATAACGCCCAAGGATATAAGCAGCGCACCATTATGAATGACAACTTTGAGACTACCCAAGAATGGGAAGACTTCTTGTCAGGCTTTATGGGCAATATCATCGCCTTTACGATGAAGGGATGCCCCATTTATTGCGTCATGGGAGCCTCAGAATGGCCCGCTATTGATAAAGCATTAAGGGATGGGGGCTTTCATTGGTCTAGCACCATCATTTGGGCTAAAGACACCCTTGTGCTATCTAGGAAGGATTACCATACCCAATACGAGCCTATTTGGTACGGATGGAAAGACGATGGCCCACGTATATGGACAGTACAAGACAGGAAACAGTCGGATGTATGGGAATGCAAACGCCCTAAACGATCAGAACTGCACCCAACCACCAAGCCTGTAGAACTGATAGAGAGAGCGGTGCTTAACTCTTCCAATGCTGAGACTATTGTGTTTGAACCTTTTGGTGGATCAGGGTCAACCCTTATAGCCTGTGAAAAGACAGGTCGAAAGGCTCGTTTAATGGAACTTGATCCCAAGTATTGCGATGTGATCGTTAAGCGTTGGGAAGACTTCACAGGCCAAAAAGCGGTGCTTTCGGAGTTATAAAATGGCACAAGGCAAATTACACACCCCCACAAAGGACACAAGAGACACGGCTAAACGCTTGTCTGCATTGGGCGTTCCCCATGAGGATATAGCCACAAGGCTCAAAATCAGCGCAGATACCTTGGTTAAGCACTATAAGGAAGAGTTAGACGAAGGGCGTATAGACGCCAATGCTGCCATTGCAGGGACTTTGTTTAGCCAAGCCAAGAAAGGCAACACCGCTGCTGCAATCTTTTGGCTAAAGACCCGTGCAAGATGGAAGGAAACCCAAGTAAACGAGGTAACTGGGGCTAATGGCAGCGACCTAAGAATCTCATGGGCTGATGAGTAGGGATATAAAGCTAAAATACCGCCCTAGAACCGTTTTTGAGGACTTCCACAGCCGTAAGGAACGCTGGGCGGTAATTGTGGCTCACAGGCGTTGTGGCAAGACCGTAGCGTGTATTAACGATCTAATAGTCAAAGCCTTGCTAGAGAACAAGCCACACGCCCAATACGCCTACATTGCTCCGTATTACTCACAGGCCAAAAGCGTGGCGTGGAGATACTTGGAACGCTTTGCTGAACCTGTTATGACCAAAGCCAACCAGTCAGAATTATGGGTGGAATTGGTTAATGGCTCACGGATTAGGCTATTTGGGGCAGATAACCCCGATGCCCTGCGTGGAAACTTCTTGGATGGCGTAGTCATGGATGAAATGGCTGACATGAAGCCCAGCGTATGGGGTGAGATTATTCGGCCGCTTTTGGCTGATAGATTGGGCTGGGCCACTTTCATCGGGACACCGAAAGGGCATAACGCCTTTTACGATATATATAACGAAGCCACAAAAAAGCCTAATTGGTATGTAAAAGTGTTACGGGCAGATCAAACACACCTTTTGGCGCAATCTGAATTAGACGATGCCAAAGCCACAATGTCAGACAACCAGTATGAGCAAGAGTTTTTATGCTCGTTTGAAGCGGCTATTCTTGGGGCGTATTACGGGCAGGAGATGCGCAGGATTACTGATTTAGAGCGTATTACTACCGTAGACTATGACCCGATGTTCCCTTGCCATACCGCTTGGGATTTAGGTTTCAATGACAGTACCTCGATTTGGTGGTTTCAGGTGGTTTATGGCGAAATCAGGGTGCTAGATCACCACTCTAGCAACGGTCAATCTATACCGTTTTATACCATGCTGCTAGACCAAAAAGAAAATGAGTTTGGGTACAAATATGGCTACCATTACTTGCCCCATGACGCTAGGGCTAAAACCTTGGCAAGCGGTGGAAAGAGCATAATCGAGCAGATTTCTGCAAAAATTGACATAAAACATCTAAAAATCGTACCAAATCTGTCAATTCAAGACGGAATACAGGCAACAAGGCTTGCATTAAGTCGGGCTTGGTTTGATAATAGATGTGAAGAAGGAATCGAATGCTTGCGGCAATATCAAAGGGAATGGAACGATGATAAAAAATGCTTTAATGACCGCCCGAAACATGATTGGACGAGCCACTCTGCCGATGCGTTCCGCTATCTCAGCATTGTATGGAAAGACGAAGATAGCCCTATCCTCAAAGATGACCGCATTAAAGGACTACATATCGGGCAAACGGATGTAACTTTGAACGA